ATAAACCAGAGTTTATGTTTTTCATCTTTAAACAAAAAATATGGGCTAAAATATTCCCACTGCCCTTTGCCGACAGTGTTGTTGCACCATTCAGATAATTCTACCCACTCAGTATCATACCAATTGGTAGTCCTGGGATATTTAACCCAGAAGGGCCATAGTTTATTCATGTCCACCTCAATATTAAGAACGTAGCCATCTCTGGCGGCACTAAAAATACCGACTCATACCAATGATACCATTTGTAACGATCTTTAGGGAATGATTCATTAAGCCATGCAAACTCTTTGCCCATCACATCAACGAGATAATGATTTTCAAATTCTTTTGGAACATCCATAGTGGATCGTATTGCTACACAAATTGGGGCACCTTGATTGTAATAGTTTGTATTCGCCAAATCGCCGGCAATAGCATCAGCGTCCCTTTCTGGATCATGGTGATCTCCTGGATATAGAAAACTAAAATTTGCCTTCATGACCACTTCAACACAAAAAATGACCTATCTTGTTCGTATTTGAAATATATCGTTGAAAAATTCCATATCCAGTTGTTGCCGAAATTTGTTTCGCACCATACTAAAATTTCTTCGGGTATTCGATCTTCGGGTAGGAATTCGCCAATTAGTGACGAATTGCGGTGGGCACTAAGGCAATAACTAGAATAATTTGTTTTTATGTATGAGATATAGTCGAAAAGTCTCCCAGAATCGTATAGGTCATTATCCAGAAAATATTCGTTAGGGACTAAATTTTTAATCTTCTTACGAAAAGTAGAAAAAATTATTGTTGCTGGGCTACTGAGCGAGTCACTGTACATAAACCTAAACCTAAATTTCAATAAGTTTATTATAACAATATTTGGATTTATATAGTAACGTATTTGCCCAAAAGTTAAGACCAGCGTAAACTAAAAATCAAATAGTCTCTATCATACCTAAATTTTACACGTATGCCGTCAAACCTCATATCCCATCTAGAATGTCTTTGGTACCCTTCTATATTTTCCATTATCCATGACAAAATTTCATTACAGTATTCGTACTTTTCGATCAGTGTTGGGATATGATCTAGCGATAATTTAATTTCGTGCCACTTGTGATCGGTCCAATGGCGATATGGTCTCATTTAATAACCTATGTCGATTAATAATTTCTTAATGTCCACTACAATGTCAGATAGTCTTTTGAATTTTATAGCCCATAGTTCGGGGTTGATATAGTCGATGATGATTTTTACTTGGGTTTCATCTAAACTATTTAATAGTTCTATGCCACTTTGGCTTTGGTATAGCATCCATGGACTTATTTTTCCTAAAGTGATATAGTAACAAATTTTGTTTCTGTTGCCATACCTAAGTATATCTTTCATATGAATTTTTTGGTCTTCTGCCAATTCCATGCTAGAATTTACGCTTCTAGTAATAGCATCATATGGATCTTCTGTTCTTAGATATTCTATTAGGAACTTAGTATATACACTGTCACTTGTCCATGTATCTATTTTTATTTGGTTTTCAATTAACCAATCCAAGAATCTTGGTATATTGATTGCTTTGATTTCTACACAATAGATGCCGAATTTTATAAAGGCAGTATAATAAGAACTCTTGATAAATTCTTCATAGGTCTTTTCTTTTTTGTTGGCGCTGTTCTTTTTATAAAACTGAATAAAGGATTGATAACCAATCCTATTACCATGATGATCTTTTTCTAGCCAGCGGTGTTTATATTGACATATATGCTTATCTACTGTAGATTGGCGTATAAATTCACGGTTGCAAAACTCACAACTATATTTGTTGTTAGTTTCCTCTTTCTTTTTCATACCTACGTATATCTTCATCTGTTACCAATTGACTTAGTGTTTCAATATCAGTTATTTTTAAATTAGGATACACTTCGCTAAGATACATTTTCTTTTTATGTTCTTGAACAAAAATGTCTGTAATTTCCTTTAATGTCTCATCATCTACTTTTGGATAAATTTTACTAAAATACTCTTTGATATCCTTTGCTTTAGCGGGGGATTTCAACTTAGATACGCCTTGAGAAATATTGGGTATCCATTGATGAAATTGTTTACCTAAACCTGGGCTACTAGCACACAGCATTAACCATTGTAGTTTAGGGTTCTTCTGAACGTGTTCATTGAACATATATTTGTTAGCATGATAGTCTGTGCTTTGTAGATAATATGATTGCAAGTCTTTACTGCCCTTAACAGTACTCATCCACTGAATCAGCATGAAGGGAACAAACTTTTTCTTTTGTTCTTCCGACAATCTATCGTAATATTCATAGTCTTTTTTATCTAATGCCACAAGTGCTTCAAACAAGTCAAAATCTTGCTTTTCGAACTTTTCTTCGATGTTTTGTTTTTTAGTTGCCATTTAAAATACTTGACTTATATCTACTATCTCACAATTGCGACTTATTTCCTTTACAAAATAAACACAACGTGGTTTAGGACCATCTTCGATGGGTACACACAAAAACTGTCCATTTCTCAATCTTGGTGCATACCATGTTACATCATGATAGATGTCTACTATTTCTATGGGTGCAAAATCTATTCTAAATGAACTTAATGGATTAAAAATAAACGCATTAAACCCACGATCATTTATGCTAGTAAGCGGCAATGTTTCTAAGTCTCCGTGTTCTTTTTCACCAATCAGTATTTGCCAATCTACGGGCATTTTTATCTTACGGTCTCCAATTTGTAATACCAATGCAGGAGAATTGAAACTTTCCAAAAAGATAAGTGGTATAAAGTAATAATCTACGTTAGAAGGATTGCTGTTGTCGAGAATCGCGAACCTCACATCATCTACTTCGTCGGGTAAATTTTCTAAATTATATTTTATGTCGTCTAATAATAGTATGTTCATGTTCTGATTCTATCAATTTTTTACTTGTATGTCAACTTTTCCATGTCAAAGGGGTATGCGGCCTCTTTATAGAATATTTTACGTTGTGTCAAATGGCGTTTAGCGAACTTACAACTACTGGTTATGTCCCAGATTTGCACGAAGTCTTTGTCCTGGGCTTTTCTAATGCCTCGCCCAATGCTCTGTATAACTCGGACAAAGCTTTTTCCGGGCTCCAAAAGAACCAAATTAAAAATACGAGGGATATTAATACCCACACTGGCCACACCGTAAGTCGCCACAATAATCTTGCTATTGCTAGTCGCAACTTCATCATATTCTTCTTTTCTTTCTATTAGATTTGTTTCACCTGAGACAAATGCTACGTCAGGCTTGTCTTTTAATAAACTAAAAATATCACTTAGTCTTTTTTGTAATTCTTTTCCTGCACTAATTCTATCTACTAAAATCAATGTGTTACCTGTTTTAATTATGCCATTTACTAAATTTGCAATAGCATCCAATCGTTCACTATTTTCAGTCAAATATTTTAATTCGCTTTGGTAGTTAGAAAACTCAACTTTATCTTGCAATTGCACTATATTAACGTGGCACTTTGCCAACACACCTTTTTCTTGCAACTCACTTGCACTTAGCTTACCTATGACATTACCCAATGACACGAATAATGCTTGTGCTTCGTATTTAGCCTTAGGTATAGTACCAGTCAATCCCCAACGAATTGGTACTTGACTGAATACGTCTGTTAATAATGTTTTTAGTGCGTCAGCCTTAGCCATATGTACTTCGTCTACCATTACACATACTACATCTTCAATAAAATCTTGAATCGTGAATTCGGCTTCACCTGATTTGGTGTCTTTTAGTAAATTGTTTAAACTCTGCCAGGTGCAAATAGTATGCTTTTTACCCCATTCTTTTCTATCACCAAAGTATACACCCACATCAAGTCCTACATTGATATAATCCGCTTCTGTTTGGGTGACTAGGCTTTTGTTGGGAACAATAACAATACTTCTACCATAGTTCTGAACACTATAACTTAATGCAGCAGTGGTAATAGTTTTACCTGCACCAGTTGCCACCTCTTGTATAGACTGTGGGTTGGCTAAGAAGTTATTGATAACTTCTACTTGATAATCACGAAGTTCAATGGGAGAACCTGCTGCAGGATGACCAACGGGCCAATTATAGTTTGAAAACGCAGTACTGGACACTTTGACGAATTCGAAGGTAGTACTGTACTTGCGCCTATCATCCAACTCAATGTCATATCCAGCATGCTCTAATAATGGAAGTATCTCGGGCAACAAATTGATATATGTTACTCCGCCCAAACTAAAATAACTTACCTTACCATTCCAACGGCCTAACCTAACGCTGGGCTGAAACCTAGCGCCTGGCTTTTCGTATTCGAACATCTTGCTTAATGATTTGCGATCATTAAGTTGCAAATTTTCCAGCTTACAATTTACTTCGTCTTTTATTACTATGGTGCAGGTTTTCATTTAATCATTATTGGATTTGAATTTTTCATCGATATTACCTTAAAAAAGTTATTGTTCTTATCATTGTAATATGATTGTTGTAGTAAGTTTTTGGTAGAAGAACAACTCATGATGCTAACCAAATTAGTTTCGTTTTCAACTAAACGCCCATCATGAATCAATGGTATCTTAGCGTCAGACAATGCTTCTTGAATGTTCTTCTTTTGATTTATCAAAAATCCATTGCCCCAAAATTTAACGCCATTACATTTTATCTTAGTTAGATACTCTATCAATAGATCAAGATTAACATAATCAAAGTCTACAAAATACGTGCTTGCAAACTCTAGTAGTGAATCATTGTTGGTTATTTCACTATCTACTTTCACCCCATGATGGGCCAACTTACATAAGTTTTCTATGGTTGGCTCTAAAGAAATATCTTTTATACCTTCATTTAGACTTTCGTTCGTAGATGCAATGAAATAATTTCCATTGCGACATACTAATGTGGGTTCCCAGTATTTAGTATTATCGTAAGCAAGCAATTGTTTAAGCAGATAGGAGGTAGTATCACAAAAATTTACAGTAGGAAAAATATCACTACTAGCCGTTACTATAATTTTCAATGCCGTGGTATTATAAGTAGCCATATAGTACCTATTCTCTTTGTCCCATTTATATCCAGAATGTTCATACGATCTTAGTTTATTGACAAAGTTTTTATTATAAGGGGACCTAAAATATATCTTATCGTCTACGATACTAATATATGCTTCGGTGTACTTTTTATGGCTAGGTACTATTGCCACCTTCCACTTCAACGATTTTATTTTTGCATCATTAATCCCAAATTTAATCAATTGTCGTTTATATTTTTCTGTTAAATGGTCGAACAATTTTATTTGGTTACTTGTTACTTGTGCTGAACCCTGCAATCCTGATGCCTGCCAAAATAAACTTTCAAGAAATTTAGAATCATGTGTGCTCAGTCTTAGTGCGCCTGATTGCATGACATAAAGTAGGTCGTCTTTAAACTCTAGTTTAACTGATTTTGGTAATGACTTCATAGGTATGATTTTACTGTATATGGCGTAGAAACGCAAATTATGTGGTAAAAAAAGGGGACCGAAGTCCCCTAAAACTCTATGAAGAGAGTATCTTAGTCGCCGCCCTTGAGCAGCCAGCGATTGCTGATAGCCTTGAAGCTAGGTCCACCGAAAGTATTGCACTTGAATACCAGACCTTCGCGCTCAGCCTTAGGATTGAGAACACTCTTTCCCTCAGCCATAGTCAATAGACCTTGAACGAATTCAGCGATAACCATCTCAACGGCAACCACTGGCACATGCTTGATACCGTGAGTTTCAGCAAAAGTCCTACGCTCAAGCGGAGTCATGTAGTCGCCACGATCAATATCGTAGATGTCGAACACATGAAACTCTTGACCACGAACATTGTAATGATTGCCTTGAATGCCTTCACCGATGATTTCACCTTGCAATGCAAGATTGCGACCAGTGCGGCGAATCTTCTCAATCAACTGTTCACGACGAGCAACACGCCAGAGACTATTGCCTTCAGTTTCCTTCAGGTTCCAATTTCGGCTGCAAACACCTTCAACGTCACCGTTAACGAACACAGTCATAGAACTGCCGTCCAACTTTTCGGTCACTTCCCAAGTAAATTGAGAATTGTCTTGCCAAGACTTGAGTTCTTCA